AGAAAATCTATTGCATCAACTACTCCAGGAACTAACTGGCACAAAAACTATTTATACGTTAAGAATGTAAATACTACAAATGTCACTTTAAAAGTAACAATTGATAGTAGTACTTATCTTCCAACATTGGAGGGATGTGCTTCATGTGATATGGTAATAGCAATGCTAGAAAAAGATGATTGGTTACAATTTCCGTGGACAGCAAACGTAGATTTAAAAGTACAAGCAGTAAGTGCGGATGATTGTTTAATGGAATATATGATCATAAATTAATGGCCAGAGGAGTACAAAATTCGTATACAAAGCCATCAAGACGAAAAAGACCAGGAGTACATTCTAAAACAAAAACGTCTAATTCTAAAAACTCAAAGTATTACTTAAAAAAATACCGTGGACAAGGAAAATAGTGAACTTAAAAAATTAAGAGAAAATGAGAAGGCATTGCATCTGGCTATGTATAATGCTTTTTTACTGATAACAGGACGTAAATCTTACGAGGACTTTGAAAAAGAAGAAGGATTTTGGTTGCCTGAGGGTTTTCATGAGCTTGAATCTATCGATAATATAATGAATTACTTTATTGAATTAGAGGATTATGAAAAGTGTGCAGAATTAAGGGATTTAAAAGCACAGATAGAACGAAAGGAAGCAAGGAACAAACTCAGTCACTTATTTCAAACTACTAAATGGAAGATAGACACAGACGATCAGATATAATCATTGCACAACCGTGGGAAGACTTAGAAAAATATAAAGATAATCCTGTAAGACATACAACTCAGGACTATTTAAAATTTATAAACACTGAAATTTTTAGTGAAACTTCTAAATACTTTTTAAAACACGGGGTATATACTCACGCTCCTATGGGAACATCTGAGTATATAGAGTTCTGGGATAGAGAAGAAGAGAGATGTAAAAATGGATATACTGTAGGAGGAGTCCGAATTACTGGAGAGCACTATGCTTATCTAAATTATGGTCGTATCTTAGCGACTATTGACGATGGTAAACGTCAAAGAAAAATAGACACATTCCCTAAGTTTCTAGACATGGACTATTATTGGTACCATGAATTAGAACAAGCCGAACAGAATGGCCAAGGAATGATCGTTGTAAAAGCCAGACGTAAGGGATTCTCATATAAGAATGCCTTTGGAATGGCTTGGAAATACAACTGGTTTCCTTATTCTATTTCTATATTAGCAGCCTTTGAAAAAACTTTCTGGGCTAATACTATGGAAATGACCAAAAATATGGTCAACTTTATTAATGAAAATACAGATTGGGCAAAAGGATTTTTACATGATAGACAAGATGCATTCAAAGCAGGGTATGTAGAGAAAGATAAAATCTCAGGGATTAATATCGAGAAAGGATTTAAATCTGAAGTACTAGCCTTATCATTTAAAGACTCCCCTCAAAAATCTGTAGGACGTACTGCTGAGCGAATGCTTTTTGAGGAAGCAGGAGATTGGCCAGGATTATTACAAGCGTACCAACGTTCTTATCCTCTATTCAAAGATGGTAATATTATGATTGGTATCCCTATTATATATGGAACAGGGGGTAATAATAAAAATGGTACAAACGCTGATTTTGAGGAAATGTTTTATAATCCTTCTGCTTATGGATTACGATCATATGAAAATATATATGATGAAAATGCTGTAGGAGAAGCGGGGTGGTTTGTAGATGATGCATGGTACCGAGAGCCTTTTGTAGATAAACAAGGTAATGCTCTTAGAGAAAAAGCAGTCGAAGATATAGATCTAGAAAGAGAAGAAAAGAAAAAAGCAGATCCTAAGGCTTATAATATGATGGTAACACAGCACCCTCATAATCCTAAGGAAGCATTCTTAAGAAACGAAGGTTCTATATTTCCAACAGTGGAGTTATATAATGTACTAGCAAAGTTAAAGTCAGACGATAGATATAAAAAACTAGGAACTGCTGGAGAGTTATATGAGGAAGAAGGAGAGGTTAGATTTAAACCTGATTTAGCGAAGAAGCTATATCCTATTATAAAACATCCTCATAGTATAAAGGATCCGCAAGAAGGATGTGTTATGGTATACCAACATCCCCCAGAAGATATTCCTTTTGGGTTATATAAAATAGGATTAGACCCTGTCGCATTTGATAAGTCAGGAAGTAAATCTTTAAACGCTTGTTACGTATATAAATCATACCAAAAATTTGATTATGGTTACGATGAAATTGTAGCAGAGTACGTAGGAAGACCAGATAATATTGAAATTTATAATAGAAATTTAGAGCTATTATCTGAGTATTATGGAGGAGCACAAATAATGTTTGAGAATGACAGGGGAGAAGTCTTGTCATATTTTAAAAGAAGAGGTAAGCTTGGTTTATTAGCTGATCAACCTGATAATGTTATCTCAAAAATAATCAAAGCTTCTACAGTCTCCAGAATAAAAGGTTGTCATATGAATGACAAAATGAAAGATGCAGGAGAAAAATTTATACTGAGATGGTTATGGACGGAACGAGGAGAGAATGAAGATGGGAGTAAGGTATATAATATGGATTTAATTCCTTCGGCAGGATTATTAGAAGAATTAATACAATATCATAGACTAGGAAACTTCGATAGAGTAATGGCATTTATGCAATTGATGTTCTCTGTAGAAGAACGATATGACTCCGAAATCCACGAGCAACCAGCAAATAATCACTCTGCAGAGTATTTAGTCACTAATATAACTAAAATGTTTGGTAAAAAACGTAGGTAATTAAACTTTTTTTAATTATCTTTGTAAGTACCGTTTATATATACTACTATGTCATCATATACATTTCCACAGCAAAGGCTAAGCTATAGTGCCAAAAAGAAGAATGAGTTCCAATGGGGCAAGGATGTACTAGATACTCTTGAGTCATACGGGAAAGAGCAGGCTGCTTCAGCGGGCTTTCAAAGTACTGAAGCACGTAAGAGAATAAATTATGATCTATTTAATGGTATATTAAACGTTTCAGACTTCGAGTATGTATGTAAACCTTACGGTATAGATGGTGTAGGAGAACTTCCTGCAGAGATTAGACATTATGATATTATATCTCCTAAACTACGTGTGTTATTTGGTGAGGAAATAAAAAGACCATTTAATTACAAAGTAGTAGCTACAAATCCAGAGGCAATTACAGAACGAGAAAAAGCACAAGCGGACATGTTGCGTGATTATATGCAACAGAAAGTGCAAGCGCAGATACAACAAGCAATGCAGGAAGCTGGGATTAATCCTGAGGGAGGCCCTCAAGATTCCCAGGATCCAGAAGTGATGCAGCAGCAGCAAATGCAAATGCAGCAGATACAACAACAGATGACCCCTCCTCAGATCGAAGAGTATATGAAAAGAGATTATCAAGATCATAGAGAGATAATGGGTAATCAAATCTTAGGGTATCTGAGAAGAGAACAAAAAATAAGAGAAAAATTTGTTAAAGGGTGGAAGCATGGTCTTATAACATCGGAAGAAGTTTATTATGTAGGTATTATTAATGGAGAACCTGTAGTTAATACAGTTAATCCATTATTCTTTACACATGATAAAGATCCTGATTTGGATTATATTGAAGATGGACAATGGGCCAAATACTCTATGAGAATGACTGCAGGATCTGTAGTAGATACTTTTGGAGAATACCTTACCCAGGCACAAATTAAAGACCTATACTCCGATTCAGCCGCTTCAGGCACGTCCCACCCGCTAGGTTCAAAAGAATTTTCCTATGATTCGGACCAGCTATTCTCAGAGTCTTTCCATACAGATTGGGACCCCGCGAGTACTAGAGACTCCAGCGCACGTGGTTACATTAATGTAATTCACTGTGAATGGAGATCTCTGAAAAAAATAGGATTCTTAACATTTGTGGATGATGATTTCTCTGAGCAAGAGACTATAGTCGATGAGACATATACGTTAAATAAGCCAGGAGGAGATCTTAAAATCAAATGGGAATGGATTCCTGAAATATGGGAAGGTACTAAAATAGGTAGTGATGTATATTGTAATATACGTCCAAAACCAAATCAATCTAAAGATATAGACAATTTATATTCATGTAAGTTAGGATATGTAGGATCAACTTACAATAATTTAAATGCTTATCCAGTATCTTTAATAGATAGAATGAAACCTTACCAATATCTATACAACATTATGATGTATAGGTTAGAATTAGATTTAGCATCGGATAAAGGTAAAAAATTCCTAGCCGATATTAATCAGATACCATCTTCAATGGGTATTGACATGGAAAAGTGGTTATATTATTTTGACGCTTTAGGTATAGCATTTATTAATCCTAAAGAAGAAGGAAAGAGAGGAGAACAAAACCACTTCAACCAATGGCAATCTATTGATTTATCAATGGCGCAGACTATCCAACAGAAGATTGGATTACTAGAATATTTAGAAGCGCAATGTAGCGAGGTATCTGGGATAACAAAACAACGAGAAGGCCAGGTTGGACCAAACGAACTGGTAGGAAATACTGAACAAGCAGTTGTTCAATCTTCAGCAATCACTGAAGAATTATTTTACACACACAATTCTATTAAAGGTAGGGTCCTAGAGGCGTTGTTAGATACAGCTAAGGTTGCTTGGGGTGATGGTAAGACCAAAAAAATCCAGTATATCTTAGATGACATGACTACTCATTTACTTACGGTAGATCCAGTACAATTACCAGAATCTTCTTTTGGAATCTTTGTTTCAGATTCTTCTAAAGATAGAGAGCTTTATTTAACTATGAAACAATTAGCGCACGCAGCATTACAAAATCAAACTGCTGAGTTGTCCGATGTAATTAAAATGTTATCTACTGACTCTACTGCTGAAATCAAAACTCTTCTTGAGAAATCTGAAGAAGCTAGAAAAGCAAGAGAAGATCAAATGCAACAATCTCAACAACAAGGACAGCAAGCGCAGATTGAAGCTCAAAAAGAAATCGAAGCTCAAAAATCTCAACTTAAGAAATACGAGATTGATGAAGATAATGATACAAAAATTAAAGTTGCTGAAATTAATGCCTTTAGAGGAAAAGAAGATCAAGATATAAACGGTAATCAAATTCCTGATCAATTAGAAATCGAAAAACTTAAGATACAAGTTCAGAATACTGATAAGAAAATGGATCTTGAGAATCGTAAGCTAGATGTAAAAGAAAAGGAATTGGTATTAAAAGATCAACAGGCTGATAGAAAAATGCGAGAAGATCGTAAAAATAAAGATGCCGATAGAAAATCTAAAGAAAAACAAGCGGCTAAGAAAAAGAGTGATAAATAATTCTGCGTATGGGACATCACACGAAAGAACACCAAGTCGCTAATTATTTCGGTATAAAGCTTAGGGATAAAAACAAATTCCCTAGAAGCGTCAAGTCAGTATTAAAAGATCGTTTAAGTGAGGACGAATATTCTAATCTTTTAAAATATTATACTGACGAAGCAGGATCCCCCAATTTTATGTTTTATGACCAGGCTAGTTTTATGGATAGCCCTTCAGGATGGACAGGATGTAATACATTTGCCTCAGGAAGACCAGGGTGGTATAATCCTTATGATAATACTATCTATCTCCATAGTGATGCGAAAGGCGATGACAAGGAGATTTTTAGAATGGTCTTTGAGGAATTAGGGCACGCCAGACAAAAGAGAGATATACAAAAGGTACAAGAGACAAGTCCATCAATGCAGTTTATAGATAATTATCTACTCGCAGGAGATGGGCCTTCTCATATACAGACTGCTGGTGTAATAGAAGGTAATTTAAAAAATGCTCATAAGGGATTAGGAAAGCCTACACTAACTGACTGGAATGTGATTGATTATTGGACCAATGTGTTCAGTTCTGAGCACCAGGGTCACTTGTATAATACTGATGATAATAATTACGAAGAGACTGTACATACAGGAGACATAAAACAAGATCTTATTACTGATGTTTTCGGAAGAGATGGAGTTAAAAATTATTTAAGTATAGGAGATAATAGTACAGAGCATAGACACCAAGGTGCATTTAATCAGACAGCACTTAATTATTTTGAGGGTAATTACCAGAAAAAACGAGCCAAGAGAGAACAGCTTTATGGAGCTATATTTAATAAAGCAGGGGAGTTAATACACAAAGCTACAGAATTCGGAACAGACGGTCTAAAACAGCTAGCATCAGACGGACTAAACTTTATGGTTGAGTCGCCCGATATGATACGAGGCGGAATCTACAAAGGATTTCAAAAAGCAGGGGAGTTAATAAATGAAGTTAAAGACTGGGAACAAGGAGGACATATAAATGCAACTACCCCTAGTGCAAGACATAGAGGATTAGAAGGGGCCAACCCTGGTACCTCAGCTTCTCTTATTTATTCAGATCACAGAGGACGTAAACTTGAAGGAAGACAGAGCTATCCAGTACGCGTATACGCAGACGGTGCTTATGTTGGGGTCTTAAAGCCAGGAGAAACTATGGAAAACTTTTCTGCACAACGCATAGATGAGGTACCTATGATGGAAGAAGGTACTAATGTGGTTGCTCCTCAAGAAGATCCTGTAGAATATGATTTGAAGGATGCTACAGTAACGGTAGATCGTTCTCAATACACAGCTATTCCTCAAACGCATTTTGATATGCCTGAAGGAGATTTCGATTTTAGTTATGACAAATGGACGGGGGAGTTGGATGATGAGGGTTGGCGTATATATGAAACGGTTAATACTACGGGAACACACGATCCTAATTGGTATACCTCAGATTTTGATCCTTACGAATATTATAAACGAAATGCTGACGGAGAGTATGATGACGCAACTAAGCATCTTATAAAATCTTATCAGAAGAGCCCATATATGGGGAAAAATGAGTACGATGAGTCCTATATGACACATCCTCTTGCGTGGAATGAGGATAGATTAGAACTTGAAAATCAAGCTCGTCTTAATCAGGCTGATATAAATAAAATATATAATTTAGATGGAACTCTAAAGCCTGAATATAACCAGCAGTTAGGACCACAAAGATATTTACGTCCTTTTGGACCTGATCCTAAAGATGCTCCAAACCAACGACCTCAAACGAAAGGAAGATGGGCATCTGAGCATCAAGAGGGATTCGCTTCAGGCTGGGGAAAGGATGGTTTAGGAAGTCCTTCAGAATTAACTGATAAAGAGTTAAAGGACTTATATAAAGAATATAAAAACTCAAATGGGTTTGGTAAGATGAAGAAAAAAGAATTCATCGAGCGCTATAGGTCAGGAGATAAATTTTATCCAAATATACCCTCAGTGGACCAGGAGCTTGCCAATATAAAAACTTTTTCAGATGCAGTAAATCCTATTAAACCTGAGCATAATGAATTACAAAAAGAATTTCTTATAGGAGGAATAAATTCTGACCTATATAGAGAAAAATTAATTAAATCAGGATATGAGAATGTTGATGAAATAATAGCTCAAAGAGAGGAACATTTAGCGAATAGTAATTTTGTATATGAAGATACTGCAGATCAATATACTGATGAATATGTGTATTACAAGGGAGGACCAGAGAGCTCTATGGCTAAAGACAGAGATGATCCTGCATATCCTGTTCATACCAATAGAGTATTTAGGGTTCAAGATAAACTGAATGTCTTAGGAAATATATACGAATCAGAAGGGAGAACTTTAGATCTTAAGAAAGCTCTGAATATGCGTAATGATTATACCCCTTGGGGAGATGAGAGTGCCCCTACTGAGCATGGTTTTTATTCAGGAGATGAAGATGATGCTTTATTTTGGGCTCAGCTGGGAAGAGGTTTTAACGTAGGACAGTATCTGGGTGATAAAATATTATTTGGAACAAGCGGATCAAGAGCGTATACAGGCAGCCACGGTGAGCGTGCTGGTGACGTGGTTTTATCTCCTAGGCAAGCACAGGGGCTTAATATTGATATGGGAGGAGATGGAAGTGTAGAGCAGCTTGAATCTAGTTTAGATGAAATTCTTTTTCACGAGAACGCACATATGGCGGGAGCTACAACGAATAGACCTGATGGATTAAATCAATACGATCAAGATCTGATAATTAAATATATGACAGATAGTGGGATTGATGTATCAACTCTTAGTGATCACGATGCTTCTCCCGCTGAAAGAAAGGCAGACCTAGATGGATTAAGATGGAAGATGTTTAATACTATAGGATATGATTATAGAACAACCAAGCTGACTCCTGCGATTTTACAACAATATAAAAAATACGTTGCAGAGAATCCTTCTCCTAGTTTAGTAAATGACAGAAACTTTAAATTCTTTAATGATGAGAGTTTAATAAACTTTAATAATGATGTGGCGCATCACAAGATAAACAATCAGTCAGTTAATAACATAGGCGCAGAAGATCTACACTTGGTAGGAGCTCAACAAAGTAAATATGGAGGGCCTGCTAAATACCAAGGCGGATCAAACGTTCAAATACAAGAACCTAATTTAGATATACAAGCTGATACTACAGGCACAAAAACCATAAATCCTCTAGAAAGCATTTTTTCAAAAGAAGAGTTAGACTATGTAGACTTTATACAAAATAGAAAGCCTTATCGCGATCATACTACTACAGGAGAAGATCCCGAATTATTCTATTTAGATTTATATAATACAGAACTTACTGCTGATGATCTTTTAGAATTTTATGTTTGGAAAGATACCCTAGCACAAAGAAGATCTTTATTAAATAATACAACTAAAGATGAGGAATTAAAGAGGCTTGATATGGATAAGGGAGCGTATGATATTCAAGGATTTTGGAAGTCTGGGGATTATGAAAACACAGACTCTGATGGACATGGAGCCGATACATGGAAGAAACCAAATCACGTTACCTTCAGTAATGAGTCTAAGTATGCTAAAAACTATGAGCTGCCTGAAGGAGAAGACGATGATAGATCAGAATACGAGGGAGGCCTCTGGAATTCTGACGGAGGGTATGTACCTTCTCAACATAATATGTACGGGAACGAACGTTTACACAGGGAGTTCTCTGATCCAAATCGTCCTGAACATTTGTTTATGGGGAATGATTTAATTTATAATCACCCTTTATTTCTAAAATCAGGCTTGATGCCTGCTGATAGTATACCTCAACTTAATTATCAGCAAGGTAATGAATTCCCTACAAAGTACCAAGACGGAACAAATGTTACAGCAGAAGAAGAACCTTTATTTATTCCAGAACCGAATACTCCAGAAATGGATGCGAAGTTTACAAATATGTATAGAGAGCAGGATGAACGTACCCTAAATGATGTGACTTTTGATGGGAGTACAGAAGATGGTATGTTGGATTATTTAAAATTTACAGAGAATAGTGTTGCTGCAGGGTATAAGAAAAATAAAGACGGTGAGTTTAGATGGTATCCCCATAAAGATAGTAAGGGAATATTGACTATTGGATATGGTCATAATATTAACAAAGGAGAAGATTTTTCTAAAGGATTAACTCAAACTGAGGTTGATGATTTATTGAAAGCAGATATGAAAGTACATACAGATCTTTTAGAACGAAATGTACCTGAGTGGGAAAATTTATCTACTCTACAACAAAATGCTTTATTAGATATTCAATATAATATCAGAGGAAATGTTTGGACAAAGTTTCCTTCATTTACAAAAGCTGTTGTAAATAAAGATTGGAAAAATGTAGTATTAGAAGGATCTAGAGAGGAATATAATGGTGATCCTAATCAAAGAAATACTGCGTTCTATAAGAGCCTTATAGAGCCAATGGTGGAAGAATGGAGGCCTGAGATACGTAATCCAAAGGCTACTATAATTAGTCCTGAGCTTCTTGAGCAGAGTAGATATGTAGCAGAACAAGATAATACACGAGTTGGAAATAATTCTTTTGGAGGATGGAGAGATGGATCTCGTGTAACAAAGTATCAAGACGCAAGTCAAGTAAGGAATGATGCGTTTGTGCCTGTTGATCAGGATCCTGTTGATATATCTGAAGGATTAGATAATACATATCTACAGACACAGCAGAAATATCCTAATTTTTCTGATCAAGAAATTTATAAGTATTATTTAGAGGGCATAAATCCTTCAGACGGAATGATAAATAATATGATGCCAAATGTCTATGCTATGTCAGAAAACATTATAGAGCCTGTTCCTTTTTTCTCTACTACTTTTAGTACACAGATGGATATTCCAAATCTTTATAAAAACACTGGAGAACAATGTATTGCTTACGGTAAAGTAGTGGATGGGTGTTCAGGAGGATTACAATTAGGGATGGAATTTAATACAGACTTAACTAAAAGTGGAGTAAGAGATATTAATGGTTTAAAGGGAGATGCTTGGCAGATGCATAATAATGTTGTTGAATCAGGAGGACAATCCCTATTTAATTATTCTGATTATATGGATTATGAATATTTAAGAGAAAATCCAAATATTGCAACAGGAAGTTATTTATTCGATAGATATAATAATGCTCGTAATCAGTTAGGAAATAATGCTAAGTTAGATGAAAGTACTTTACAGGTAGGAGACTTTGTAGATCTTTTTTATAATGGTTCTTCTTATCAGGGAGAGGCAGTTAGAGATGGATATGGTTCTAATATGAATTCTCATGTAGGTAAGATTACTGAGAAGAATGGAAAACTCTATGTTACTCATAATGTAAGTGGGACGTGGCATTCAGATCCTTTAGAGAACTTATTAGAAAATCAAAGAATGCATAACGGCCATCAAGTAATGGTAGTTGGAGGGTATCGCCCTAAATACGAAACAGGGTTAGTAAGTGGAGTATCTTTTAATCCTGATAATTATGATGGCATCGAGCTTAAGCATAAGGGAAGTATTCTTCAAGGCTGGAATGGTGCCGCATCGATGGACTTTCTTAATAACCTAGCTTTAACTATGCCTGATATTCAGAATGATTTTGGTTTAAGCGATGGAGATAGTTCTTTAATTGCTAAGCTGTCTTATGGTACTTTTGGTATAGAATCTACTTTTGCTGAAGGAAATAGATACGATCATAAAAGTTGGGCCAGAGAACTCTTAAGAGGATGGAAGTCTCTAGATAATCAAACGCAGGCTCAGATGAATACGGCTTCTTATCCGCTTATGATGACAGCGGGGATGTTCGGGTATTTACCTGAGGCTATGAATTTATTTGGACCAAATGCTACAAAGGATTTCACAGAGGGCGCTTTAAATATGGATGCAAATAGTGAGGGAATGACTCAGATTAAACATGAGGACTTTATGAACCAACCTCATATAAAAACATTATTTGAATATTATGGAATTGATGATCCTGATGCTTTATATACTCCCGCGGGAGCAAGTAGAGCTACAGCTTTAGTGCACACTATAAACTTAGATTTATTAAATAAATTCTTTGGAGATAAGGAATTCAGCGACCAAACAAAAATGAACATACTATTAAAAGGTTACAATAAGGGTATGGATAATGTATTTAAGGACTTTGTAGATCTGGATGAAGAGTCTGAGACATATATGAAAGTAACTCCAACTAGTTATGAGGCAGGACTTAAAACCTACCAGGATAGACATCTAGATCGAAAATCTTATACATACTTTCCTAATCAGGTAATGAAGCTAATAAACTATGATCATATAAAGGCTAAGCAGCAGAATAGAGAAATAGCCTCTTATAATCTAGAAACTATGACTGGATTTGAGACAGGGTTTAATGAGTTAACAGAAAGATTTAACTTATTTACTGATGAAGTAAGTTCTGAAATAGATATAAATGTAGATAAAATAAATAAGAAAACAAGGAGAGGTATAAAGAAAATAGAGAGCTATATAAAGAAAGCAAGTACGACAAAGAAGGATAAATTTATAAAGAAAGCAAACAATCTACTAGATGATCTAGAAAAGAAAGGGGGTCAAGTAAATGAAAAGCTTAAGGATGAAACGAAAGCAGTAAAGAAATTAAAGAATAAATTGAAATCAATATTCTAAGATATATCATAAAAATGTTGTATCTTTAAACTTTGGCTATAATAACAGCTAAAAACTTAAAAATCATAACAAGATTTGTTATGAAATTAGTATAAATTTAATTATATTTGTAAATAGATAAATTATGAGTGAAGAAATCGAAACTTTAGATGAAAAACCAATCACTGAAGGAAACGATTCAGTTGGTGCCGTAAATGACATGTGGGACATAGACGAAACTAACTTTGATGATGCGTTTAATTTAGAGACAAATGCAGACCCTGTACTAGGTATTGACCTAGGAGAGGAAAAAAAGGAAGAACCAGAAGCTAAAAAAGAAGAGGATATTCCTCTACCTTTAGAAGACGGGGATTCTAAAATTGATGACCCTGAGGAAGAAACTCCGAAGGAAGAAGCTAAAGAACCTGTTGATGAAGCCGCAGTAGATGCGCTACTAGATGGGGAAATAGACGAAGAAAAGTCATCTGATGATGAGGTTGATACGACTGAAGATTCTAAAAAGGTGGACGAAAGTTCAGAAGCTAGCGAAGAGGATTTAAATGAATTCGCAATCTTTGCACAAATGTTGGCCGATAAAGAACTTCTAGATCTTAATGAGGAAGAATTTGACCCTACGGAGAAAGGATTGCTAGATGCTTTTGCAGATACAATCGAAAATAGAGTTAAAGAAGAGATTGATTCTTTTCAGAAAACTTTACCGAAGGAGGGGAAAGAGCTTCTAACTCATCTTATGAAGGGAGGCAAGGTATCTAATTTTATGGAAGTCTATAGTACTCCTAATTTTGGTGATCTTAGCATTAAAGGTAACAATATTGGAAATCAAAAAGCTGTGCTTGCAGAGTTTTTTAAATTGAGAGGAGACTCTCAGGAAGATATTGCGGAGATGTTAGAAGATTATGAGAATTTAGGAAAGCTAGAAAAGCAGGCAACTAAAGCCCAAGCGAGACTGACCCAATACTACGAGCACCAGAAACAACAATTAATTGTTAAGCAGGAGCAAGCAGAGAAGGACAGAGTAGCAAAAAGGCAAGAGGTTCAGTCTACGATTCAAAGCACTATATCGAGTTCCGATGAAATAAAAGGATTTCCGCTTAGTCGTAAGTCTAAGAAAAAGCTGATGAGCTATATGACTGACGCTACTGTTAAAATAGAGACTCCAGATGGACCTCAATTTGTGACGCAGTTTCAGGCAGATGAAATGAAATCATCAAATAATATTGATGACTTTATTCTTAAAGCTTATCTGAGAATGACTAACTATAGTTTAGATGGAGTTCAAAAGAAATCTAAATCAAAGCTAGCATCTCAGCTTCGGACGACTTTGCAGAATAAGAAGCGTATGACCGATACGAAAGCAACTTTCGGTGGTAAGAAAACCCCAGGCGGTACCACAAAATCATCAACGGCTTGGGATATTTTATAACTAATTAAAAATTGTTAAAATTATGATTAAACAATCTAAATTGACAGTTCTTACTCGTCCATGGCACGCGAATTTTACTGAAACTAATCACTTGGGGTCAGCGTTCTTAACTGAACCACACAAGTTTGATAAAGTTTTAACGAGAGTCTTTACAGCTTCTCGTATCGCGGACAACCCACTAACTGCTATGACTAAAGGAATGGGAAGAACTTCAGAAATCGAGGGATTCGATTGGGAATGGGAGCTAATGGGAGCTTCAAATCGTCCATTAATTGCAATTGCTAATTCAGGTGCTGCTGCAGGAACTGCTGTAGGTGCTAACGGATTGCCTTTTGCTATTACTGTAGACGAAGACTGGTTTAAGCCAGGGGACGTAGTATCACCGAACACAGGCGCTAACAATGCGAAAAGATTAATTCGTATTCAAAGTGGTCCTGTAAATGTTGCGGGCGGCTACAAGTATACGTGTAAGTTGGTAACTGATGACAACGCTGCTTCTGTAGTAGTTGACGCAGGTTCTCAACTAAGTAAAATGTTCTCAGTGTATGAGGAAGGTGGTGATCAAAGTGGATCTACTACTTACGCAATGCCAATGAAATTAAAGTCTCAACTTTCTACTTATAGAAAAGAGTACTCTATCACTGGTGATGCTGCTAATCAAGCACTAGTTGTAGCATTGATGGATGCTGAAGGTAAAGTATATAAAGACTATAAATGGTTAAAGTATGCTGAGGCTGAGTATTGGATTCAATGGCACAAAGAGAAGGAAAGAGGTTTATGGTATGGACAAATGTCTAATAACGTTGCAGGAGCTAATGGTAGAGCTGCAAGAACTGGACCTGGTGTTCAGGAGTTATTGAAAGATTCACATGTTCATGTGTATAATACTCTTACTGAAAAATTAATCAGAGAGTATTTATTAGACATCTTCTTCGGAAGAGTTGATATGGGTAGCAGAGATATTGTTGCTTATACTGGTGAATATGGAATGTTAGCGTTCCACCAAGCAATGTCGAATGCATCTGCTCCTTTCTTAACTATGGACTCTAAGTTCATCGGAGGAAGCGGAAGTAATCTAGAGTTTGGAGGACAATTCGTTAAGTACAATGGACCTAACGGTATTTCTTTAACATTAAGACACAATCCTGTGTATGATGATAGAGAGATTAACACTCAAATGCATCCTAACAAACAAGTACCTTTAGAGTCAATGAGATTTACTTTCCTTGATTTTGGTAGTAAAGGAGGAGATGCAAACATCAAGTATGTACATAAGAAAGGCGGATATAAATTAGGATACGTTTCTGGTTTACAAACTCCTTACGGTGCAAACAAAGGTGGTCTAATGAGTAATGCTAAAGATGCGTACACTATGATCGTTCACGATCAATGTGGTGTTCAAATCGATGACGTTACAAGATGTGGTGAGCTTATTTTAGGTTTACAATAATAACCAATTTACATAACTAAAAATTAAATTATGAAAGTAGTAAAAAACTTAGTATATGTAAAACCAATCATAAAAGAAAGATGGCATGGCCTGCACAAGTTAGGCCGTGCCAAATTTCAAGGTACAGCTGATGTAATTCAGGCTGTATACGACAAGAATATCGGAGCTCTAGCTACAGGGTTAGATGAAGAGCAAAGAGAAAGATTGTCAAAGCTAATAGGAATGAATTTAGATCCTTTAGCTACAAACGAGTACTGGCAAGATTTTAAAGTGAAATTAGAAGATAAGACTATGATCTTTGATACTAAAATCCCTTTTCAGGAGTTACAAATTTCTGTATTAAGAGCAAGCAGCCTAGTTGCAAACTCTCAAAAGGAACATGATACAGGTATGTGGCCAGACGCTAAATATGTTATATATGACGAACAACAAGAAGTAGAAAAAGAAGCTAAGACAGCAGAAGTGAAAGCTAAAGCTGTTCAGGTGTTCACTAAACTTTCTCCTTCTAAACGTTTAGATATTCTTAAGATATTTGGTAAAGCAACTAATAATACTTCAGAAGATTTTACTTACGCACGTTTGTATGAAATTCTAGAAGAAGATCCAAAACGTTTTACAGAAGTCGCTTCTGCAAAACCAGAGGAGATTAAAGTAAAGTCCTTAATCTTTGATTTAGAAACTAAGGGTATATTAAGAACTAAAGGCGCTGCTTATTTATATAATGATCAGCAAATTGGGTTCGATTATGATGATACCGTTTCTTATTTGACAAATCCTAAGAATCAAGAACTTTACATTAAATTAACAGATGACCTAAAAGTTAGATCTTAATGACTGTACAAGAAATGCATTATGACTTTAAGCTTAAATTTAATAAGCTTGATAGCCAGGATTATCAGAACTTCCAAGTTCCTGAGATAGACTGGATATTAAATGAAGGACAAATGCTTTTCCTAAAACAACGTTATGGTGTAACTAACACAAAACAAACAGGTTTTGAAGGGACTCAAAAAAGAATTGATGATTTAAGGAACCTAGTAATGAAAGGAATTTCGTTACCTGGTTCCGCATCAGTTTCTACTAATTCTACAAAGGCGGCATTACCGTCTGATTACTTTTTTTCGCTCAGAGTTGAAGCAGTTGCTTTAAAGCAAGGATGTGGTCAGAAAAACCTTATATGTAGAGTTACCCAACATGATGATTTAAGTAATTCCTTAAATGATCCTTATTATAACCCATCCTATGAATGGGGAGAAGTTCCAATAACATTTGGAACAGACTCTTCGGCCGTAGCTGATGCTAATCATATATTTGGTTATGATGATGGTTCTTTTAATATCTTAAGTTTCACGTTGGATTATTTAAGAACTCCGAGGAGAATAGCCTTTCCTACAGGAGTGCCTGGTGGTACTTATAATTACCCTGGTGCGGTGGCTGTAACGGTTGATCAAAACTGTGAGTTGGCAGAACACACCCACAACGAAATCGTAGATCTCGCTGTACAGATTGCAGCAGGTGATGTTGAACACCCAGGATTACAAATAAAAATGGCTAAAACTGCAATGTTTGAATAAATTATTAAATAAAAAAATTTAGAAATTATGATGAAAGCTAATAAATTTGTTGTAGGATTAACTGGTGCAACTGCTCCAGCTACTTCAACTGCTGGTACTATTAACAACGCTGTAGGCGCTGTAAATACTACTACTATTCCTTTAGGAGCTGTTGCAATCGTTTCAGATGGCCAAACTAGAGCTACTGTTACTACTGCACTTGTTGCTGCTAGTGAATACTACTTCGTGAAAAACGTAGGTGGAAAACTTATCTCAAGCCCTGCATTTACTGCAACGGCTGCTGAAATTACTGCTAACCATGTAGATGCTACTTATTCTGCTGGTGCAAGTACTGAAGTAAGAATTAATGGTATAACTGAAGCTAAACTTAAGTGTGAAGCTGAGTATCTTTTAAAAATCAGATTAGAGTCTCCTTGTATAATGAAAACTTACGGATACCAAGACTTTGTTAAAACAATCAGTTATACTACTGGATGTTGTACAGATCCTTGTGTTGATTGTGGTACATTCCCTTGTGATGATTTTGCTGCGGGATTAGTTGCGGCTATTAATGCACAAGCAGGTGACTTTGTTACTGCTGAAGAAATTACTGACGGTGGATGTAACTGGATTGATATTACTGCTAATGATGATGTTGCTGCTGCAATGGCATGCGGAATTGACCCAATGGAGTGTAGTGACTATAATGTAAACATGTATGTAGGTTTAGAAGGTGCATTTGAATGTTCTGGTGCTGTTGTTAATTACACTGGTACAGGAACTGTTGCATATGCTCAAGCTGTAGGTACAGGTAGACAAATGGCTGCTGAAGCTGCATGGGCTGCTAGTTACTACAGAGATAATGGAACTACTGTAAAAAGTACATTCCCTTATGCTACAGGTGATCACAACGTAGATGCTTCTATGAACTACGATTTTATAAGAATTAATATTAACGAAACTAAAACAGGAGCGGCAGAAGCTGCAGCAACTGTATGGCCTTTCGAAATCTTAATTGCTTTTAAAACAGGAGCTGCTGCATTAGATGTAGGTGAGATCAATACTTGGTTAGGATAGTAAATTGACATATAATAATTGTAGAGTGCCCCCTAGTGGGCCTCTACTTTTATTATTATTCCTAGATTCTTATTAAAAGAATCTGAAAAAAAAATTAAAATGAGTCAAGAAGCTATCTGTATTTTCTGTCATCCTATAAATGGATATACTGCGTTTAATGCTCCTGAGGTAGGAGGAGGTAATTGTTTAAATCCTCCTTGCCCGTGTGAGAACGTATTGACAGTTCCTGCTATACAACAAGCAGGAGTTACTCAGGTATATACTCATTATCACCCAAATCCTACTTTTCCTGTAGTTCCTTTTAACTTTGATCCATGTAATGCTCCTGCAGCAACTATATGTTATGCTTGTAATCAGGCTAA